AAAATCAATTTCAATTATCGCGTACCTTGTTGCTCGTCCTACTGCATCTTTTTTAAGGTATATTGAAAAGCAATAATATTGAGATGGATCAAGTAAATAATTCTGGTAAGCAAATCCATAAGCACCGGCTGATGCGTCAGTCAATACACCCGTCAACGTAACAAAGGTTGCATTGCTTAAAGTCCAATCAGCCCCGTTGAGGTCGCTGTGATCCGTTAGCAGATTCTCGGTGTCGAGCGTTGCCTCTGCTGTTTCGCCGTATATGTTGCCGCACTGGTCAAGATCAATCTCGCATATCAGCGCCGGCTTGCGTCCGAGCTTGGCCTTTTCCAGATCGTAGCTCACGAAAACCCTTCAAGATTCAATGTTGACTGCCTATAAGTCGTGTCCTGATATGATGGCGATGAAATCGCGCCCGTTGTCCAGGCGAAGATTGCCTCTTCAGGGTAGTCGGTCGGCTGCGGCAATATAAACAGCGGATAGCGTTCCATGTGCGCCAGTAGCGCAGGCCAGTTAGCTCGCACCCATGACTCAGAAAGGTTGTTCAAGCTCATGCTGAATTTAACCGCCGACGATTCAAGGCTGCGCCCGATAAAGTAGCCGTTCTCGCTGATATTGGTTTCGGGTTTTGTCTGCGAACCCAGATTCGGTGGCATGAATCCATCGCGCAAACCTCGCTCTACGTCAAGTCGTGCGCCAATCGATATCATTTGAAACTTCGGGGATTGTGCTGCCGTGGTCGCTATCGTCAACGAAACATATCGAAACGAAAACAGGGTGAATATATCCATACGCGCTAACCCACCAGCGGCCACAGTATAAGTGGCGCGAGTTGTCGTTGGGGTTGCTGTGGTGTCGGCCTTGATAGTAATCGTCGAGCCGTCCATAGCAGCGAAGTCTGACGAGTAAAAAGCGATGTAATCAACGTCCGTTGCTGCACCCAAATCAATCTGGATAACGTGCGAAGTCGCAGCAGTCGGTTGCCAGTAATCATCAAGGCGATAATCGTAGGCATTCTCGACCACGTTTGCCCCGTTCTCGGTCGATGCTGTTACCGTGGCAGTCGTCAGCAGGTTTTCATATCCTATGATTGGAACCGTCATACCGCTATCGCCTCGCCGCCGTCATCAATGTAATCGCGCAGGCTTCGCGCTATCTCTTCGGCCTGCGCCCTGTCGAGCTGCCCAGTGCCGTCAACCGTTATGTCAACTTGCAGCCTGCGGATATCTTCGACTGGTGCAGCCGTTGGGCCTGTGTCGCCTGACTGAATAACAGGGTTGCTCGGTGTGCCGCCTGATGCTGCCAGGGAGGGAGCGCCACCGCCACCGCCAAAAGACTGGCTCTTGATTGCAGAAACCTGGGCCAGGCCAGCCGCGAGCGACAGACCTGCAAGACCGATATTAAGCGGGTAAGGATAAGCCGCCATTGTCTTTGTCACGCCTTCGTAGGTGTTGATCAAAGCATTAGCAATGCCCGCAACCTTGTTTATCTGAAATAGTTTTTTGCTCTCGCCTGTCACGCCCTGAGTCAATCGAATCGCCTCAGATATAACGTGCTTGGTTTGAGACTTCGCCGACATAGTGGCGAATTTCTCGCGGTCGGTATAAGCCTTTTTAATTAGAGCTGTCTTCTTATCCTCGAAATCATTTTCAAGTTTGAATAATATATTTTTGTGCGATTCCTCGGTTAACAGCTCGTTTTCAAATGCTGTATCAACCAGAGTGCGCCGTCTGTCGTAAGATTCAAAAAGTCTTTCTTCTTCGGTCATCAGCGAGAGCGTCAGGGTGTCGAGCTTGCGGGTCATCGCTTCCTTTTGCCGAGCTTCTTCTTTGGCTGCTGCCTCTGCCGCCTTTGCCGCTTTGTCGCCGTTATTCGTTTCATTGCTCTCGCCATCGCCTAATATCAGGTTGGCAGGGTCGCGCTTTTGCGGCTCATACGGAACGGCTTTTAATGCGTTGGACTGTGCGCGATTTTCAAAGTCGTTCATTATTTCCTGCTGGCGCTTATATTTGGCAATCAACAACTCAACCTGATCTAGCTCCGCTTGAATACGCGCTTTATTTGCAACGTGGTTTCGGCCTTTAACCTTCCCAAGTTGCTCCGTTAGTTCAGCCTGCCTTTCTAGTGCCTCCGCTAAATTACGACCACCGTCGATTTCGCTTTGATTGAACATTGACCAGAAATTAAAGATGTCCTTCCCGATATCATTAAATGCACTGCTTGCAAAATCAACCGCATTCGGTATACCCATAGCAAGCGCATCAATGAAATCGGTGATACTTGGCAGGGCTTCAAGCGTGAAAGTTTGTACCATCCCAGAAATAACACCATCAAATCGGGTCATCGCATCTTTTGCTTTTTCTGCTGCCTCTGCTTGGTCTTTACCAATCGTTAACCCAAGCGCGGCAGCAGACTCGCGCATTTCGTCCAGACCAGCGGAGCCGTCCTTCATCGTTTGCAACAGCGACACGCCTTCCGAATCAAATAGCTTCATGGCGAGGCGTACTTTGTCGGCCTGATTCTCGACACCGTTTAAGGCATCGGCCAGAACCTCAAACTGTTCCTCTGGTTTCAGCTTGTTCAATTCCTTGGCGTTGATGTTCATCTCATCAAGTGCCTTGACCGCCTCGCCCGTACCATTCGCGGCTTCTGCGACCCTGCGCGTCATTCGCTGCCAACCCATCGTCAGGGTTTCAAACGTAACGCCTGACAATTCGGCAACGTGCTTGTATTCGCTTAATGCCTCAGTCGATGCGCCCAGGCGAGTGCTTAGCTTCCCGATTTTGTCAGCGGCATCAATCGACCGTTTAGCCATAATGCCAAGACCAGCCACGGCAGCAGTCGCCAGCCCTGCTGTCATCAATGCAACCTTGCCCGTTAGCCCAACAATGCCCGCCTTGATTCGGTCGAGTGATGTGCCTGTGTCTTTCTCAAACCGCCTAAAATGTCGGCTCGCTTTCTGCGTGTCGCTGTCTAGCTTCGCAGTATTCAGGCCGAGATTGACGATTAAACCGCCGACAACATTGTTAGCCATTCTTCACCTTCATATAAGCAGCCCATCCTCGGATCTCATCAAGGGATAATTCAAGCACTTCGGACACCGACCGGCTCAACATATCGCCCACCATGAATAAGGTGTAAAGGTCAGCATCCTCTTTTAGTTTCCCTCAATATCATCCGTGGACAAATCCATTCCAGTCATCTCGCCGAATATGTCAGCAATGTCTTGAAACTCAAAATCATTCATCAACGAAGTGACTGGGAAGTCCTTAAATACAGGCTCGCCCTTGTCATCGAGCGCGCGGGTTTTAACGTGCATACAAATTCCCTCTGCTACCGATTTTTCAGCAAAGGTCTGTATCTTTTTCTGCTGCGCACCCGTCAAAGGCCGCCAGAAGATCCGCAAATCTCCCAGCGCCTTGATGGTGCAGCTTTCCTGCTCGCCCGCTAAACGATCCTCATACCGCCTCTTCAGCTTCTCGGCAATTGGATTCATTATGCTTCAACGCCTTCAACCAGTGCGCCGATGCCAGTCAGCGAGAACGATTGTGTTATTACCGCTTCATCTGCTACCGACTTTGAAACACTGGTGACAAGCGCCGAGCCAGTATAGTTGGCATCCAAAGCGGTATCGCCTTCAGGCTTGAATACAACCGCGACTGTGGCCCCGATAGTCATTGCGCCCTGGCCTGTTGCGTCAGTTTCATCCCATTGACATTCGATAGTACCTGTCCATGAGCTGCGACCTGCAACGACTGACGAAGCCGTGTCGTTAATTGTGCTGTTGTCGATTGCATTAACCGACTCTTCAATTGAAAATCCTTTAAGCTCGGCAACAGTTACGCCGCCGACAGTGACGAGTCCATCGACTCCGATATGATTAGCCATTAGCTTTTTCCTCTGTTTTTACAGTTTTGGTGGTGGGTGGTTTGGTTTTCCAGCCTTTAGCCTCCATAGACGATACTTTCGTCGGGTGGCAATCAACAGGCTGTTTCGAGTCTTTGTGATACAGTAACATCTCAATTCCTATTCAAAATAAATCATGTAATCCGCAACGCGGGCCGTTTCGCCTGTCTCTATGTCGTAAGGCAGGTCTACAACATTATCCAAGCGACTATCCAGTATCGTTACATCACCAGACGCGCCCTTAAATCGTTTGAGCGCGGTCTTGATTGCATCGTTAACCGCTATCCTGCTTGCGGTCGAGTCGGCAATGATTGTAAATTGAATCCGCGCTAGATTCTTTCCAGGGTCTTCGCCAAGAATCGAATCAAACGGCACATCACTGATGACCTGATAGATGACCGCAGGATGCGCCGTGCTGTCCGGTAAGGTGTTGGCGTAGACCCGATATTTAGTGACCTTTTTGACTGAGATGTTGTCGATGGTGACTGAGCCGTCTACAAGAGTTTGAAGACTTAACAAACCGGCAGTTCCTGCACTAAGCGCATTTATCGTAAATGTTTCGGTGTAAGCCCCGTTAGC